GGAAAATCTATGGAACATTTTGTTAGAGTTGTGATGGAAAAGACTTCTATAAATGAATCACTTATAGAAAGTGTTTTTGATACACACGAAATATATGAAACAGAGCAAGAAGCAACTGTAATACAAATCCCCCTTACAAGACATCTAGAAGAAGCAGAAGCAGATGAATATGCTCAAAAACTTGCTAGTATGATGTTTGAAGCAGGATATGAAGATTTTGATATTGAAATTTCAACAGATGCAGATATTCCGGAAGACGAAGTTACTTACGACGACGATGATGACTTTTACGAAGACTATGGTGACATGTGGTTTAATACTGATTACGTAGACGAAGCAGAGTACCAAGGTCGCAAAGTTCCACTAGGTAAACCAATGGCTGGAGACACAAAAAAGTTTAAGGTTTATGTTAAAAATCCAAAAGGCAATGTAGTTAAAGTCAACTTTGGACAAAAAGGTGTAAAAATTAAAAAAGGAAATCCTGCAAGACGTAGAAGTTTCCGTGCAAGACATAACTGTGCAAATCCAGGCCCTAGACACAAGGCGAGATATTGGTCTTGCAGAAAGTGGTAAAATGAAAATTGAAGATTTAAACTTAAAAATAGGTGATAAACTTCCTTACAATGTTGTTGAAGATTTGGTTGTCTTTATGAAAAACGATCAAGACTTTTACCGTAAAGAAGTATTTCCCAAACTAAGTGGTGTGCAGGAAGCTGTGCTTTCTGGAGGTAAGTTTAACAAAAAAGAATTACTGCCAATGGTAGACCACGCTATTCAAAAATATATACAAAAGTTTGACATACCTAAAAGACCTACAGATCTTTTGACTAGAGAAGAAAAAATGGAAGCTATTGGTATACTGCTAAAAAATGAAGCAGATTCTTTTCGTAATAAGGAATACTGATGCGTTTCAATGAGTTCCGTACTATAGTAGAAAATAAACAACTAGGAAGAGCTTTTAATCATTTAGAAGACTTGGTATTTTTTCACGGAACCGCAGGTGCTATTGAAGCTATAGATCATTTACGTGAACTTGCTACAGAACAAGGCAGTCAAACTATTCGAATGAAATGGGATGGCAATCCACAAATTTATTGGGGCAGAGAAACCCCAGGTGGGCCGTTGATACTTGGCGGACATAATCAATGGTCTAGAGGAGTGTTAGGTGATAGCCCTAATGCAATACAAGATTTTATTGTAAATCAAAGTGGCAATCCTAAAACTCCTGAAGAAAAAAAACAACGTGTAGAGTTTGCAAAAACTTTTGCAGGAATGTATAAGGATTTTGATCTTGCAACACCAAAAGACTTTCAAGGGTTTGTTTATGGTGATGGATTATTTTTATCACCACCTGAGTTAAAAGATGGGGTGTATACATTTTGTCCAAATACTAAATCTCAAACGTGTTATCATGTTCGTGCTGAGAGCGAGTTAGGAAAGCGTATAGCAGCAGCAAAAATAATGGTTGTTGGACATGCTGAGTTTCCTCAATGGGGCATGCCAGATAATGCACAAAAACCAAAAAATGATTTTAGTGAGTTTAGTGGTAATCCAAATGTTATAGTATTAGGGCCAGTATATAACCAAAAACCTGTTAAAGTAGATTTAAAAACTCTAGACACAGTTACTAGATTTGCTAAAGCAAATAATAAGATAATAGATGGGTTTTTAGCTACTACTAAAGGTTTAGGAGATTTGAAAAATATCATATACACTTATGTTAATCAGACTGCTAAACTTAAAAATCTAGATAATCTCGGTATTGAAAACTTTTTTACATGGTTAGGAAATAGTAAAGTAAGTAAACCTAAACAAGCAAAAATAGCAGAGCTAAATACAAAGTACAATAATGCATTAGACGCAATCTTTACACTTGTAAAGCAGATTCAAAATGCAAAAGACAATATTATAGATCAAGTAGAAGGCGAGCAAGGAGATATCTGGGATACTAACGGAGAAGGCAGAGTTCGTTACGCAGACAAAACTAAGAAGTTTGGTAATGTCAAACT